GTGGAAACCTTGTATATGAAAGCCCAGCTCAAGCAAGAGATGAAAGAGCTACGCAAACTTAAACGTGAACTAAAGGAAAGCAAATGATGACACTATTCTCAACTCTACTGTCTTTCCTGATGGGCGGGCTACCCAAGCTGATGGACTTCTTCCAAGACCGTGCTGATAAGAAGCATGAACTAGCTCTAGCGGCTATGCAGACTGAGCGTGAGTTGACCTTGAAGAAGGCTGGCCTAGAAGCCCAAGAGCGCATTGAGCATATACAGACGGAGCAGGTGCAGATCAATGCTGAAGTGACCAATAACCAAACTGCCATGCAAGAGCGTCAAGCCCTGTATGCGCACGATATTGCTATCGGTCAAGGGGCTAGCCTGTGGGTAATTAACGCACGCGCTATGGTGCGTCCAGCCATAACCTACGGCATGTTTATTTTGTTTGCCTTTGTGGAGATTTTTGGCTTTTGGTTTGCATATCACAAGGAAGTGCCGTTTGATGTGGCGCTAAACCTGCTGTGGGATAACGAGACACAGATCATTTGGGCATCTGTGGTGTCATTCTGGTTTGGTACACAAGCATTTGGTAAGAAATGAAGATAAGCGCCCTTTGTATTGAGGATATAAAACACCATGAGGGGGTGAGGCAAAAGCCTTATCGGGACTCGGTATACCTCTGGACGGTTGGTTGCGGACACTTGATGTATGACTCACAGGCTAGGTTGCCTGTAGACCAAAGGGCGGCAGTTCAACTGCTTCCAGAAGATAACCGTGTGTACCCGATGGAGGAGGTCGATGCAATTCTTAGAGCAGATCTGGCTCGTTTTGAGCGGGGCGTATCAACCCTATGCCCAGTTCAACTTACCCAAGGCAACTTCGATGGTCTTGTATCTTTTAGCTTTAATGTTGGTTTGGGAACACTACAGCGCTCAACCCTGCGTCAGAAGGTTCTTCGCGGGGATATTGAAGGTGCGGCAGACGAATTCTTGAAATACACTAAGGCTGGGGGTAAAGTGTTAAAAGGTTTAGTCACAAGACGAAATGATGAACGCGCCCTGTTCTTGTCATAGGATTAGAAATGCCACTAAAAAAACTAGCTCTAAGGCCGGGGGTCAATAAGGAGAACACTCGCTATACCAATGAGAACGGTTGGTACGACTGCGACAAAATCCGTTTCCGCCAAGGCACACCTGAGAAAATAGGCGGCTGGCAACGCATCTCCACTGACACGTTTCTAGGCATATGCCGATCCCTGTGGAATTGGGTTACTCTCTCCGCACTTAACCTAATCGGTGTAGGCACTAACTTAAAGTTCTACATTGAGCGTGGTGGTGTTTATAACGATGTAACCCCGATCAGGGCTACAGCCACCTTAACCAATCCTTTCACGGCTACGGCTAGTTCTAGCGTAATCTCTGTATCTGCCACAGCGCACGGATGCATAACCAACGACTATGTAACTTTCAGTGGTGCAGGCATTACTAGTTTGGGTGGAAACATTACCGCCGCTGTGCTGACCGGCGAGTTCAAAGTCACAGTCATTACAGTAAACACATACACAATCACTGTCTCGGCCACGGCTAATGCAACGGATGCATCAGGATCGCCCGGCGGTGGAACTGTGATTGCCCAATATCAAATCAACACCGGCCCCGCTTATGCAGTCCCTTTGAGCGGCTGGGGAACTGGCCTATGGGGATATGGAACATGGGGCTTTGGTGCGGCATCTACAGATGCTATGCGCTTGTGGAGTCAAAGTAATTTTGGGCAAGACCTTATCTTTGGCCCAAGGGGTGGTGCTATTTATCTTTGGAACGCTAATCTAGGTGTAACAAGTTCCAATTTCACGGTCACGATTGCTACTCCAGCAGTGGTTACGTTTGGGAGTTTGACTGGCGTTCCTAATGGCACAGCAATCCAGTTGACTACCACGGGCGCATTGCCTACAGGACTATCCGTGGGAACTGTCTACTATGTAGCCAACTCTTCTGGATCAACTTGTAACCTGACGGCTACCTATGGCGGAGCAAACATCAACACAAGCGTTTCTCAGTCAGGTATTCATTCTGTGTCCTCGCGGGGCATAAACATCGCCAGTTTAGCCAGCGCATCCGCCTGCCCAACAGTACAAAACTACCTTCTTGTCTCTGATACAAGTAGATATGTATTTGCCTTTGGATGTAATGCGCTTGGATCGACTACCCAAGACCCTATGCAGATCCGCTGGTCTAACCAAGAGTCAGTAGTGGAGTGGACGCCATCAGCCACTAATACGGCCGGTGATCTCCGCTTGTCTCATGGCTCTAAGATCGTCACGGCCATGCAGGCTCGCCAAGAGATATTGGTGTGGACTGATTCATCTTTGTACTCCCTTCAATATGTGGGTGCTCCTGTAGTTTGGGGTTCTCAACTAGTAGGCGATAACGTATCTATCGCTGGTGAAAACGCTGTGGGCTATGCTGGTGGCGTGGCTTATTGGATGGGTGTGGATAAGTTCTACAAGTACGACGGCCGCACTCAAACCTTGTCTTGTGATCTGCGCCAGCATGTATTCGAGAACATCAACAAAGACCAGTTTGACCAAGTTATGTCTGGAACTAACGAAGGTTTCAATGAAATCTGGTGGTTCTATTGTTCGCTTGGTTCTACTGTTGTCGACTCTTATGTTGTCTATAACTACCTTGAGCCAGACGGTAAAGGCGGTACAGGCGTTTGGTACTACGGCTCTATGGGCAGAACAGCATGGTTGGATTCTGGTCTAAGCGATTACCCAATTGGAGCCACTTATGACTACAACTTAGTCAACCATGAAATTGGTGTTGACGATAAGACTACGGGTACGACTCTACCTATTGAGGCTTACATCACATCTGCTGAGTTTGATATTGATGACGGCGATAGGTTTGGGTTTATATGGCGTGTAGTACCAGACATTACCTTTAGAGGATCTACGGCAACTAGCCCGCAAGTCACTATGTACTTAAAACCCATGCAGAACTCAGGCTCTGGGTATAACAGCCCAGCGTCTGTAGGTGGCGATGCCTCGGCCACTATTACCCGCACGGCAACTCTTCCAATTGAAGAATTCACGGGGCAGATCTATACAAGGGTTAGAGGCCGTCAAATGGCTATGGAAGTCAGGTCTACTGCCGCAGGAGTAACTTGGCAACTAGGATCGCCCCGTCTAGACATTAGACAGGACGGCAGACGATGACATACATTGTTACCTCTGAATCTGAGATTAACAAGATTGCGGCACCAGCACTGCCTCTTGGCGGGGAAGAGTATTCCCCTCTATACCAAAATCAGTTTAATAATGTTTTGCGTTTGTACTTCAATCGTATACAAGGCATATTGGATCAACTTAGTACAGACAGCGGGATAATCCCAGCCCTTACCGTTTACACGGTGGCTACACTGCCAAGTGCTGCAACTTCTGGAATTGGGGCTAGGGCGTTTGTGTCTGATGCTTTGGCTCCGGCATTTGGTTCAACTGTGGTTACAGGTGGTGCAGTTAAAACGCCTGTATATTCAGATGGAACAAACTGGAAGGTCGGATGAACTTTATAGAACTGCTTAACAAAGTAGCCAGAGTTGCCCGCCCGGCTCACCATGAGTTTGTCCCTATTGAGCGGATGGACGAGAAGTTTGAGGAAACCTGCTTTGACTCCCTAGACATGCTGATGATCGGCATGTTCATGGGGATGATCTACGACATTGACGACGAGATATCCAAAGAATTCCAGCCTGAGACCGTGCAAGAACTTTATGACTTTATCCAGCTGCACAAGACGCGCGATCCTGAATCCATGGAATGGGCTCTGGAGCAAATTAAATGATCCACCTAACCCACTACCGCACAGCCTACTCATCTACTGTGGAGCTAATGGAGGGGCCGTTTCCTCAAAAGGTTCACTGGTTTCCAGAGACATACGCTCGCGTAAGTACTGGAATGTTCTATGCCCCTCACCGTATAGCTGAGAAAGTCCTAGACCCTGAGCTGGTTAAATCCCTACGCGAAAACCGCGTTGGTAAGACTGCATTTATTCTTGCTTCAGGTAACGCTCACTTTGCCGGCATCAACCCACGCTCTAAAAAGCCAACAAGGTTGTCCTATGAATATAAGTTCCTCCCCTTTTCCCTTACTCAGGTCTACGCTGGAAGAACGGCCCAAGCTCTGGGTGCTACGGATCATGTTGTTACCGATGCCACGGCCTGCGCCTCCAGTCTTAAAGCATTGATGGATGTACAGACCTTGATTAACCATTATGGGTTTGCTCGGGTCATTGTTCTGTCAGTAGAAGACGCCGTATCAAATGCGGTACTGGAGTTCTTTGGTGAGGCCAGAGCATCCCTTACGCTCAAAGACGAAGAAGCCGGTATAAAACCTTCGGCATTTGATGATGAAAACTACGGCTTCAGAGTAGGCCAAGGCGCTGTACTGGCGGTGTTTGAAGCTGACTCTAACAACCCACTGGCCACCCTCAAAGGTGCATACACAGCTAGCGAAGACCACTCAAATGCTATTGGCCAGCGAGAGGATGGGCAGGGTTTTGTCCGTGCTATTGAGGGTGCTTTGCATGTATCTGGCGCTACTGCCGAGCAGATCAAGGTAGTCAAAACCCATGGCACTGGAACAAGTTCCAATAACGTAGCTGAAAAGGCCGCCCTAAATTACTGCTTAGGAAGTTACATTGCAACGTCATACAAGGCTAAAATCGGACACACTATGGGCGCCAGTGGCTTGCTCGAGACATGTTTGTTAATTGATGACTTAAAACGTGGCATTGTGCCGAAGATAGAAAATCGCACAAGACATGACAACCAATTTCTTTCCTATGATGAGTCTAACCCCGGTGGGTTGATTCTCAGCTTGGCCGCTGGCATGGGTAACGTGTATTCTGCAGCAATTCTGGAGATCTAGTATGGCAATGGTGGATAGCAGGGAGAAAAAGCTCAACATCGCTGATATAGCTAATATCGCGTTGGAAAATACCCATTCTCAGCATTCTCCTAAAGTGGCATTCCCCGCCATACTTACAGAGATGTCCCAGCCTAATACAGACGTAAAGCAAATGGGTAACACGGTATTTATCCTACATAAAGGGAATAAAGGCCAAGGATTCTTCAAAGCACTGAATGCTGATAAGGCTCGTAACTTTGTAGAGAATAGCCGCCAGTATGTAGTCTATGCCAAGAAGCTAGGTATGAACATGCTGGTCACAGAGTTTGAAGATCCAGCAATAAGTACTTTGTTCCACGCCATCTCTAAGAAGCCTCCGATGCCCGGCATGGGGTTCAAAGAGTACAAGCTCAAGTCCGGCGGCAGGCGGATTGTTTTGAACTTAGGACAATGATATGGGTGCAGTAGCAGATGCAGTTTCCAGTGTTGGCGATGCGGTAAGTGACGTAGTCTCTTCCGTAGGAGATGTTGTCTCCGATGTTGGAAATGCTGTTGTTACGCAAGTTGTTGAGCCTGTAGTAAAGGCCGTAGATAACACCATTAAAGCAGTTGAAGCTGATCCAATAGGTGCAGTTGCAAAAATAACTACTGCAATTGTTGCTCCTGAGTTCCTCCCTCTTGTTTCTGCAGCTGACACAATTGCTCACGGTGGAAGCATTGAAGACGGCCTAAAGTCTGCTGCCACCACTTATGTAGCCCAAGGCGTAGCCCAAGGCGTTAGCAATTACGTTAACTCTGCCGTAGATAGCACGGCTGCAGCCAACACATATGGCACAGACGTAGGGTCCCAGCAAAGCAATATGCTGGCTGCCCAAGAGTCTGGCATGGGGACGGCTGGCGATGTGACTGGAAACATAGCCGGCAAGATTGCTGGTGGCACAGCTGCAGGTGTTATTCGTGGTCAAGACCCTTTAACAGCCCTAACAAACTCTGGCATATCGGCTGGAACAGCTGCTATTACAGATCAAATACCCGGCTTTGAAAATTTGTCTCCCGGTCAAAAGGCGGCGATTAATTCTGTTGTCGCATCCACTTTGATGGGCGGTGACCCATCTCAAGCTTTGGTAAACGCCGCAATTAATGCGGGTATTGGTGAAGCAAAATCCCAATACAAGGAAGCCAGCGCATCTGGTTTAAAAGCTGGCGATACAGGTAAAGCTGAGAGCATATTTGATCCAACCTTTGCTGGAACAATGCCAACCACGGCGCCTACAACTACGGCTGATTTGGCGGATCAAGTATTGCCAAAAGGCGTACAAGTTGCTGGTCCATTAGATGCCGCATCTCTTAATAGAGTAGATGTATCTGGCGCACCAATCTATGCCGAGAGTCCTGCGGCAAAAGAATACAAGCCCCCATTTGGTTATCGATTGCTTTCTACTAAAGAAGCCGAGGATAAGCCCGCTGGATCTTTTTACGATCCTACGACCAATGCATGGCTAGCTCCTGACAATGAATCTGTGGCTGGGTTACAGCAGGCTTTAATGAAAGAGCCAGAAGTTAAAACAGAAACACCATCTGAACAAAGAGCAATACCAGTCAAACCAAATGAAGTTCCCATAGTTGATACGGAATTTACGCCAGACCTCAAGACAAGCCAAGAAGACTTTTTAGCGTCTATTGGTATTAATCCAAGTTCCGTATCTGAAATGCCAGCTCAACAGACTGATCCATTGGCTGGAATAACACAAGCACCTACTACTCCGCCCGTTCAAACAACAGCTAGCGATCAGGCTTATTGGGATGCGATTGGTATAGATCCCAACTCCGTATCAAATATGCCAGCCCAGCAAACAGATCCATTGGCAGATATTATTCCTGTAACTCAACAACCAACATTGGCAGAGCTTTCAAAATCATTGACAAGCACACCAACCTCAACGCCCGTGACACCTTCTTCAGGATTTAATTTGGGCAATGCGGCCTTGCTTGGCGGCGCTGCATTAGGTTTGGGCGCTTTGGCTCAAGAGAACTCCACTCCAGCTGCACAAGCGGCCGCTTACAGGCAACAAGTTCTTAACTGGAATGCTCGACCAGTTCAAGCTCCTATTGATGGTGCGGCTCAAGGTCAGGCCATGCTTGATCCACGATTTGTATCTGCTGCTCACGGTGGTCTAATGTCTTTAGCTCATGGGGGAGGCGTATCTTCTTTGGGCGGTTACTCAGACGGCGGTCGTTTACTCAAAGGCCCCGGAGATGGCATGTCAGACAATATCCCAGCCTCAATCAGTAATAAACAGCCGGCCAGATTGGCTGACGGTGAGTTTGTAGTTCCTGCTGATGTGGTATCTCATCTTGGGAACGGCTCAACAGATGCTGGAGCTAAAGTCTTATATAAGATGATGGATCAAGTTCGCAGAGCCCGCACGGGAAATCCTAAGCAGGGCAAACAAATTAACCCACACAAATTCATTCCTAAGTAAGGAAATACCATGGCACTACTATCATCTTCAGGACTTACCGATACGCCCAGCTCGGCAACGGTAACGGGACCAAGCACCTTTACGCAACCTTACGTTCAAGACGTACTGGGTAAGGGTCAGGCGCTTCTTAATAATCCTGCTCCTCAATACACGGGTCAATTAACTGCCGGCACTTCTGAGCTTCAGAATAAAGCGTGGCAAGGATTGTCAAACCTGACACTGCCGTCAACCATGACAACGGCTGGAACTAATCTTTTAGACCTTGGTAACCAAGCAGCTGGAACAAGTTACAACCCTGTTGGTAGTGCATTTGATGCAAACGCCGCCCAGCAGTACATGAACCCATATCTGCAGGCATCACTTAATCCACAACTGGAAGAAGCCCGCCGTCAAGCTCAAATTACTCAGTTAGCAAACAACGCCAAGGCCACACAAGCTGGCGCTTATGGCGGCTCTAGACAAGCTTTGATGGACACCGAGACTCAGCGCAATCTAGGAACTAATTTGGCCGCTATTACCGGTCAGGGCTACAACACTGCTTTTGATAAAGCAACGGCTCAGTTCAATGCTGATCAAGCCCGCAAGATTCAGGAAGCCCAGTACGGTACAGACGTAGGCCTCAAAGGTCTATCCCAAGCCACTACTGCAAATCAAGCAGCAGGAAACGTCGGTACAAACGAAGCTCAGTATGGATTGCAAAATCTTACAGCTTTGGGAACTGCTGGAAATACTCAGCAAGGTCAAAACCAAGCTGGCCTCAATGCTCTGTACAACCAGTACCTCGAGCAAAGAAATTACCCCGGCACTTTGCTGGCAAACCAAGCCAACCTCATCAAAGGTATTGGCGGATCTACTGCAAGCACGTTCAACGCCAAGCCAAGCTTCTTACAAAATGCCCTTGGTACTACTGCAGGCACGGCTCAACTTATTCAAAACCTTAAAGCAGCTGGTAAAGATGTTCCAGCTATTAACAACATATTGAAGAGCATTGGTATTAATCCAGATACTTTGAATAACCAAAATCAAATTAATCCCAATCAAGTTCCTTCAGGATATTCGTTATCTTCAGACGGAACTTATATGACTGATCAATCAGGAACAAGATACACGGTTGGTGCTGGCGGAGAAGCTGTGCCGATGGGTTCTACTGAATCACCTATTTATGATCCAAATCAAACGGTGCCAGATGTTCAGTTTGATCCCAATGCGCCTTAATAAGGAAATAACATGGCAATCGAACCATCAAACTTAATCCAAGTTCAGAGCAGTCTTCAAGACCCATTAACGGTTAAGAACGAAGACCTAATCAAGTACGCCAATGGTTCAAACCCAGAGGTGCCAGCATTCCTTGCTTTGATTGAAATGAATCGTCGCAAACAAATCGAAGATTCAACTGCGGCATTTCAAAACTCCAGTAAGGGGACTATTAAAGACCAAGTTGCTGGATCACTGACGGCGGCTCCTACTGGAATCAATCCAACTGCTAATCCTTACTCAGTTAACCCAGCTGCCGCACCAAACTCAGTTAATCCTACAGCCTCGCCATTTGGCCAAGGAATCACTCAATTACCGCAAGGCGCAGACTTAACTCAAGCTCCTCCTGTACAGCAACCTTCTCCTGCAAGACAACCAGTAATGGCTGCAGAGGGTGGATTAATGTCTTTGCCTGTAAGCCACTTCAATGAAAACAGCTACGCGGGTGGTGGCATTGTTGCGTTTGGCAGCCCAGAATTAAACCCAGATGAACAGCAACTTGTTTCATTCCCACAAGAACGTCCAAACAAACAAGTTTTAAATGATGCTCAAATTGCAGCAGAGTTAGCAAAATCTCAGGCAGCTCCTGTAGCCGCGCCTGCTCGCCCAGCGCCAAAGCCCGGCTCATATGAGTCAATCCTTGCTTCACTACCTCCAGCCCCAGAGCTAACCATGGCGGCTCCTGAGCCTATCAATAGAGCGCAAGCCTATGAGGGTATTAAAGAAAGCCAGCGTTTAGCCGGCGTCCAAGAAAATCCATATGAAGAAGTAACCAAGCGCCAAGCAGCAAAAGAAAAGCGTGAACAGCAAGCTTATGAGCAGGGCGGTATTGATCGTTTGATAGCCCAAGCTAGCGCGTTTGCTAAGGCTGATCCAGCCCGTGGTATTGGCTATCAAGCTTCTGTATCCGCTGAAGCATCGCAAGCTCTTAAAAAAGAACAAGATCTTTTGCGCGACAAACAAGAAACTGCCGCTATTGAGTTCCACAAAAGCTTGGCTAAAGAAGAAGATGCCAAACGCCGCGGTAATGCAGCTGCTATTGATGCCGCTGTTTCTGCTAGAGAAAAAGCCCAATCTGATTTTGAGAAACTCAAGTTTGATGCAGCCAAAGTTCAAAATGACCGTGGCACATTGGCTTCTCACATATTTAATACAACAGAAACTGCAGCAACCCAACGGGCGGCAAATGCTAATACGGCTTCATATCAGAAGGGTATGCTTGACTATCACAATAGGATGGCTGACATTGCTGAAGAAACAAAACCTTCCGCAGATGACAAAAAGCTACTCAAAGTTCAAACTACAGTCAATGCTCACCCAGTGGTCAAAGGTCTTGCTGATGCCATTAAACAAGGCATGATAACGCCCGGTACTCAAGAGTACTATGATGCACTTAAACGAATTAATGAAGTTGCCAAACCTTACTACATAGAAGCTGGCCTACCTCCTCCCGCAGAAGTTCAAGGAGAAGTTACGCCTACCCCAACTAAAAAATCTTTTTCTTGGAGTTTGCCGTCATGGATGGGTGGTTCTTCGTCTTCAAACGCGGTACCATTCGACCAACTTCCAAAATAAGGGGCGGGCATGGATGTCTTAATGCCAGATGGCACCACAATTACTGGTGTCCCAGAAGGTACTACACAAACAGAATTACTGGCACGTTATGGCAAATACACAGCTTCCAAGACGCAATCTCCTGAAGCTGGATTGCCATCTATTGCGCCTGTAGAGCCAGCTCCCGTAGCTCAGGCCGCCCCAGCCGAGCCAGCCGCTCCAATGGCTCCTAATGTGATGGATGCCCAAGCATACAAGGCAGCACTAGAAAAGCGTAACCAAGAAACACCAGAGCGCACAGTCTCCGGCACCGCAGTTGATGCTGGTATTACTCTTCTCAAAGGTGCTATTGGCCTGCCCGAGTCATTTGTTGGCTTGGCCGATATCCCAACTCGAGGCGCGCTAGGTAAATTCCTTGAACAAAACGGCTATAAGCCCAAAGAAGCTAGTGCAATCTTAGACACCTACTTGTCTGAAGCACAGCAAGCGGCCAATCGTAAAGTAAGCGAGGCCAAAGGATTTGTTCCAACAGTCCAAGCCGCTTTACAAAACCCAAGCACTATTGCCACATCTATTGGCGAGTCACTGCCTCAAATGATTGGTGGCGCTGGCATAGCTAGGGGAATATTAAAAGCTGCTCCTGCAGTTGGCGGTGCAATTGCTGGTGGTCTTGGCGAAGGTATCTTGGGCGCAGGTTCTGCAGCTGAAGACATCCGCGCACAGAACGCAAACAAGTTACTCACAACAGAACAGTCATTGGCTGCAGCTGGAAGTGGTCTTGGAACTGCCGCGTTTGGTATAGCTGGCGGTCGTCTGGCTCAGAAGCTTGGCCTTGATGACGTACAAACCATGCTTGCAACTGGCTCTTCATTAGGCCCAGCCAAGTCAGTTGTTGACTTTACTCGCCGCGCTGTTGGCTCAGGAATCTCTGAAGGTGTATTCCAAGAGATGCCACAGTCTGGTCAGGAAAAGATGTGGATGAACTACGCCACAGATCGTCCTTTGATGGAGGGTGTTCCAGAAGCCATGGGTATGGGAGCCGTCACTGGTTTCGGTATGGGCTTGCTAGGCGGTGGTGCTGGCGCGGCTGGTCAACAGCCACAAGGCATCCAGCAACTGGTTCAACAGAATCAACAAATACTTGGCACTCCTCCGGCAGGCAATCAACCACCTGCCGTTTCACCTGCGCCTCCATCTAACAGCCCAGTTGTTAGCACTATGCAAGTAGATGTTGGCGGCAATATTGGAACAAAAGTTACAAGACAAGACGGTAGTGTAGACATTGATGGAGTGCAGGTTGTACCCCCAACTGCCGTTGCGCCTGCCGTTGCGCCTGCCGAAGCACCAAGCACCGACCTAGTCCAACAGACTATCCCAGAGGCAGATACAAGCCAAGACTACGAAGCCATGCTGGCTGAACTTGAGCAGCAGATCGAGGGTAAACCCGCAGAAGCAGCCCCTCAAGTGGAACAAGTTCCAACTGCAGGCCCTGCTGCACCAGTTAAAGTTACCCAGCCAGAAGTGCCAGCCGCTCCGATCACTCCTACAGGTGGCCCATCTGCGCCTGTTAAAGTGGCTCAACCTGCCGCTCTTGTAACGCCAGCAAGAACGCCAGAAGAAGTTAAAGCCGATCAAGCGTTGCATGAAAAGGCTAAGGATCCAAAAAATGGACTAGTCCCAATTCATGGTGAGTTTGGTTATGGTGGGTTTGCTGTTCCTATAAGTTACTTCAAAGGCATTGATTTAAATACAAAAATACCTTTGTTTGGAGGACAGACTTTAGAAACCGTTATACGCAGGGGCGGTATTGGTATAAATGAAGCCGTGGCTTTGGCTGAAGGAATGAAGGAAGCTCCTAGAGGTGTTAGCCAATATGTTCAAAAATATCCAGAGCTATTCAACATCAAGCCAACGGCTCCAACTGCCGGCCCAGCTGCTCCTGAAAAAGTAGCGGAGCCTGCTGCACCAGAAGCGCCTGCTGAAGTTACAGCTGGCCCAACTGAACCAGTTAAAGTTGAAGAAGCTCCCGCACCGGAATCTCCCGTACCAACAGGATTTAAATATACGTTGTTAGAAAGTCCTGCTTACGAAGGCTTGGATCCGCTTTCTTTGGAAGACGCCGACTTTGAATTAGAAGCTCTGGAAGACAGCGCTAACAAAGGACGAATGAGTCCTGAGCGATTTGCTCAATCTGAAATTGGCAAGAGGCTAGGCACTGCTCAAATAATGAAAATCAACGAGGGTTTAAGAACTGACCCCGTTGGAACTATTAAAGCATTGCGTAATAGTCTTGCACCGGAACAAGTTGCACCAGCAGAAGAAAAGCCTGCCGAAGTTACTGAGAAACCAGCAGAAGTTACAGAGAAGCCTGCAGAGCCTGCTCCTGTAACTGGCCCAGCTGCGCCTGTCAAAGAGCCTGAGAAGCCTACAGGCGGACCTGCTGCTCCACCTAAAGCGCCTAAGCCTCCAAAGGTAGAAGTCTCTGAAGAAGAGAAAGCTAAAGCTGAGGAAGAAAAAGCTAAGGCTGAAGAGCAAAAGAAAAAGGTAGAGGAATTTAATAAAAATCCTATGAAGGTTGCCATGGAAGAGGGCAACGCGGATGCTGTTGCGTCTCTTCTATATGGAAATGCCGTAGCCGAAGACCTGATGCCCGTCATCTTCCCTGATGAGATGTTGTTACGCATCCCCGTTTATTTAAGCAATGTATCGGATATTGAAGCGGCTTTAAGTAAGTATAAGTTTCGTATTACAGATCGGTCAGTCCAAGCGACTACAGATGACCCATCTTATACAGGCCCTGAGCTTATAACTATTTCCGCGCTATACAAGCCTGAGAAGGTAAGTATCCAAGGCGGTGGTGCTGAGTTTGTTAAAAACCGCAAAGGTTTAATTACCGCTCCTCCAGTACCTAAAGACGCCACAGACGCCCAGATCAGCAAGATGCTGGATGCCGTGTCTTTAGACAAGTTGCTTGACATCAATTCAAACCCAGACAACTCGTTTGGAACAATGCTGTACAAAGAAGGCGTTTTAAGCGTTGTGATGCCCGCCTCTGACTATTTACTTTCAGCTATTAAAGAAAAAAGTGGGTTTCGCATATCAGACAGAATGGGTAGCCGTCAGGCTATTAAGTTTGCCCTAACCAATGGTGGGGAAACTCAAGTTCAGCAGTATTTACAAAGTTATGTAGAAGCACTTCAAGATCTACAAAAAGTATTTGACTCTCATTCCCGCATAACTGAACTTGATACTGCGCTAAGAGAAAAGTACGTTAAAGATGAAAATGCAAGTGGTTCAGCAAAATACACCATAGATGGTCGTGAGTTGCGCGACAAGTTAAAATCAAATAACTTAACCGGACTATTTAATAGGTTGTATCAGTTATTTCCAGCCGATACTCAAGACTCTACTGACCAAACTAACCGCGTTGTTAAAAAGGACGCTGAAGTACCACCAGAGTTAGGCAACATCATTCGCCGTGGTATGCGTGATCACCGTCAAGGCCGTGACGTTGATACAAAAGACTTTGTAGATACGTTTGGAATGTTCCCCGGCGGTATTGACTTTGGTAACTGGGTTAACCAAAGCGAGCGCGCGGCTCATCTGAATGCTATCTATGACGCCATGTACGACTTGGCGGATGTCTCTGGTATCTCTCCAAAGATGCTTGGCTTGGGCGAGAAGCTCAAGATGGCTATTGGAGCGCAGGGTAGGGGCGGCAGAACTGCAGCTCATTACTATCCTAAGTTAAACGAGATCAACCTTACCAAGACCAAAGGCGACGGATCGTTAGGCCATGAGTGGCAGCACGGCCTAGATTGGAATCTTCAGCAGGAAGCTAATGGCAAAAAGCTGATGGATGGAACAGTCAGCGTCCTTAAAAATACGATAGACCCTGAGACAGTAGAGAACAATCTAAAAGCTATTTTGCGTGACACGGCTAACAGCACCGACAACCGCAATCTACCTCCTAAGAAAGCGTTCTTTGCTGCTATTACAAACCGCTCTTACTATGAGCAAGCGCCAATCTTTAGAAACTCATTTAAACAAACTCAATACTTTAGAGATGCCCGCGCTTTAGACGAGAAAGAAGGTAAAACCCCTGCCTACTGGAGTTCCAACGTAGAGCTTTTGTCTCGCGCATTTGAGGCTATGTTGTTCGATGCATCCAAGGGTGGATCACCATATCTAGTCGGCCCTACTGTTGCTGATGGATACATATCAAAGAAGAATGGTTACGGCGGAACAGCCTACCCAGCAGGCAAGGAGCGCCCACTTCTTAATGAAGTCTACAAGCAGATGCTTGAACAGATTGACCCAGAGACTCTGGCAGTCAAGACTTACAAAATGGAAACCAAGATTGTCTTTATTGAAGACTTAGGCTATGCCGTCTTGGATCAGTACAACTTAGATTCAGGCTCCTATGGTGGCCTGCAGTGGTTTAAGAACGAAGACGACGCTAAAGAAGCCAAGGCTAAACGTGATGGTGAAGAGAGAGTATTGACACCAGAAATGATGCAGTTGAGCAAAGTCAATCAGCAAATCATTGACATGGCAAAGCGCGTTGATGTCATCATGGAAGAGATGGGTCTATTCAAGTGGCCCGAGATTAAGAACGGCTCAATGGCTGAGTCCATGTTCTATCACATGCGTCAAGGCTGGTGGCCAAAGAACAACCGCGAGCTGGCAGAGTACGGCATCAAAGCCTATTTACAGAACCCTGAGTTGCTTGGTTTTAACCCGGCCAAAGATCAGCGCGAGATAGAAAGATACAAGATTGCCGACTTTGAGGGCGACCGCGTCAAACTCAAGCAAACTCAAGAAGACTTTGAGGCCGCAGCTGTACGCTTTGTCAGTCAAGTCATTACTGACATGAGAACTGAGGGATCAGATACAAAGGCTATCTACGATCACATCGTTGGCCTGTATCAAACCCAACCCACATTGGACGTTCAATCTGTCCTAAGTAAGACAAACAACGCTTACTCCACACCCCTGCCTATCGGTTACTTAGCCGGTATGCTGGCACAAGTTAAGTCCACCACTACAGTCCTTGACCCCACGGGTGGTAACGGGATGCTGGTGGTTGCGGCCAACCCACAGAACGTCACAACGATTGAGCTAGACCCACACCGTGCTAAAAACATGGAGCTGATGCAAATTGGCAACGTGATTGAAGGTGATGCTCTTGAGAAAATCAATGACCTAAGAGATCAAGAAGTTGACGTAGTCTTGACTAACCCTCCGTTTGGTGCTTTGTCAACTCCGGAACAAGTTCCATCTTGGACTGGCCAGAACTACAAGATTGGCACTTTGGATCAATTGATTGCGGCCAAGTCTTTACGCGCTATGGCTAATAACGGCCGTGCTGTATTAATACTAGGAGCACATCCTAAAGCTGGAACAGTAACTTCCACAGACCGTGTATTCTTGAACTGGTTATATGGCAACTACAACGTAGTAGACCATTATGAAATCGCCGGCAATTTATATCGTAAACAGGGTGCGTCTTGGCCGTTGCGCGTCCTAGTTATTGCCGGTCGTAACCAAACGGAAAACGCTTATCCAAGTGACTTCAACATCAGTCGGATAACTACATTTGATGAACTTTGGAGTAGATATGTTCAAACCAGTGATCGTAGCCAACAAGTCGTGGTGGGTACCGGAAAAAAACAGCCAGCTACTGGCGGTGCAAATCGACCAGCCGGAGGAGTACCAACAGGCGGTACGTTGGAAAATGGAGAGCCTAGCGGAGGAGTGGGGGCTGGAGAGGTCGCTGGCGTCGGCGAACAACTACCTGCAACAGGACGGGGCGCTGGAACTACCGCCGGTGGGGGACGAGGAACAGCTGGTGCAGCTGGTGCTGGAGAACAGCAGCCGGATATTGGAAAAAATAAACGAGGGGGATCCAACAGTGGCGAAGCCGGCAGCTCAGAAAGAGGCGCTGATAGCGGTAGAGGATCAGAAAATGAACTGGGAGGACTTTCTGACGTAGACCTAGACTCCATCTTTGATGAACTAGGTAAACCAGAAAAAGTTAAAGGTGGCCCACGCGCACCTCGCGGAGCTTCGAAAGAAGCTGGTGCTCCAAGAGCGCCAAGAACACCGACAGCTAAAGGCCCAACAGTTATTCCAAAAGAGTTGGAAGGCTTAGGTCTTGAGGCTTTACTCGATGAGTTAGATGTTGCCCTGAACGGCAAAGCTCCCGAGGTAGTAAAAGAAACTACACCAGAAGATAGCCAAGCGCGCTTAGACAAGCAAGCTGAAGAAGCTATGGGTCGTATTGCCCAGAACACTAAGAACACTAGCGATGACCCAAACAGCGGGTTGTACTCTAGAAAAGGTGACCAAGATTACGCCAACGTCCAACCAATCATCCAGAAGGTATGGAATGCCATTGGAGAAAAGGTTAGCGATGCAAGCCAGCGCATCAAGCAAGTCTATGCCTTGCTGGTTACCAAATTTGGTGACGCAATCAAGGCTCACCTACGCACGTTTGTGGACAGCCTGCGCGCAGTGGTGCAACGCCGCCCCAAAAACCAAACCCCAGTCCAAGCCGAACCTATTGATACTGAATCCCGCGTTGTCTACCTTGGCAAGTCACGCTTCTCTAGCGATGGCATATACCTGCCACGCGCTCAGTCACAACACGCTTACTCAGCACTAGAGAGACTAGAAGCTCAAGTCGGAAGCATTGATGAGTTTGTAGCTAACGAACTTGGATACCCATCAGTTGAAAAGATGGCTAAAGGATTAGCTGGTTACCAGATAGACGGACTGGCTCTGGCTATTCAGGCTAACAAGCTTGGTAAGGGCTTCATCATTGGTGACGACACCGGCGTGGGTAAAGGCCGTGCTGCAGCTGCCATGATTGTCTGGGCTAAAAAGAACGGGAAGATACCAATCTTTGTGACACTCAGTGATTCTTTATACACCGCGATGTATGAAGACTTGAGCAACATTGGCCATGAAGATATCAAGATTGGCATGACCAACAATGAATCAATGATTCAAAAGAACATTGGTAACGGCCAGACTAAGGTTGTATTTGAGAACAAGGGCAAGGCCGGCCCAGATTTGATGTCTTACATCACCAAGAATGGTGAGCTGCCTAAAGGCATGGACGTATTGTTTACAGCATATTCCCAGCTTAATGGCGGGGCAGGCTCTCCAGCTAGACAGGGTGCAATAGCTTCCTTGGTAGCCGCTGGCAAAGCCGTCCTCATCATGGACGAAGCTCACAACGCGGCTGGTATTCCAACTAACCCAGACTCCATGGGTCAGAACGCATTCTTTATGTCTCTGCTCACAGGTATTAACTTGCTTGGCAAAGACAAGGATGCTCCTGAAGATTGGCAGCCACCTCCTGCCGTGTACTTGTCTGCGACGTTTGCAAAACGCCCAGACAACATGCCTTTGTACATCCACACCAACTTACGCTATGCGGCTAACACTCCAGAAGAGTTAACAGCCTTGTTTGGTAAGGGCGTGAAGACAGACGTCTTACAACAAGTTTCATCTGAAATGCTGGTTGAGTCTGGTTCAATGCTACGCCGCGAAAGATCGTATGAAGGCGTGACGATGGATTTTGTTACAGACGAGGCCAACGCTCCACGCGATATCCGTGAAGTGGATAAAGTTACAACCATCCTAAGAGCTTTGGTCAATGCTGATCGCGCGCTCAAAGAGTGGATGAAGTCGGCTGCAATTCAAGAAGAGCTTATTAAGACGTTTGGCCCACCCGGCTCAATGCTTGGAAAAATTGGCCCCACTGCGTTTACAGAAGCCAAAGCCAACATGTTTACCTCTGTAGTTCACAACTACATTGGCACCCTGCTGCTGTCTACCAAGACTCAAACCGCCGTAGACATGGTGGTGGACAAGATGAACAACAATGAAAAAGTTGTTGTTGGTCTGCAGAACACAAACGGCAGTGCGCTAGATGACTTTGTTACAAAAAACGGCATCAAAGTAGGCGATGAGATTCCTAACTTTGGTTGGCAAACTCTCCTCCAGCGCGCGATTGACTCGACTAGAAAAGTCACGCTGAAGTCGGCTACTGGCAATAAGAAGGACAACATCAAGATTGAAGTTCCATATTCAATGATGCCTCCTTCAGTCAGGGCCGGCTACGACAACTTGGCCAACATGCTCAAGGACTTCCAGTCTGATTTGCCTGTAGCTCCTATTGACTACATGCGTACTCAGCTAGAGAACAAATATGTTTGGATAGTTGATGGAAAGACTCAAGTTGGAAATGATCCTCCACCCGGAGTTAAAGCTAGACACTTGGTGGTCAAAGAGATCACTGGACGCAACACTGCGGTAGATTACCGTGGCGATACTCCTAAGTACATGGCGCTAAACAACCCAGAGCGGGTTGCGATGATCTCCTCGTTCCAGAACGGTGAAGACTCTCAAAACGGCCCAATCGATGTATTGATTATTAACTCTGCCGGTGCGACTGGTATTTCGTTACACGCATCTACCGAGGCTTTTGATCAGCGTCCACGCCATATGGTTGTGCTCCAGCCTCATGGAGACATCAGCGTGTTTATCCAGTTGCTGGGTCGTATCCACCGCACTGGTCAAGTAGAGTGGCCATCGTTCACCATGCTGGCTACTGGCATCCCAGCTGAGAGACGCATCTTGGCTATGCTTCGTAAAAAGTTATCCAGCTTGAAGTCCAATACTTCTGGCGGCTCTAGTAGCACCAAGGTAAACGGCGTTGACTTTATCAATAGATATGGTGACGTTGCTACTGCTGAGTACTTGAACGAACATGCTGACATCCGCGAGTTTTTAGGCCAGCCTTTGTTTAACGATCCCGCAGAACAAGCTGGCACAGACTTGGCTCACAAAGCCTCTGGCACAGCTGGTCTACTGTCTTCAGCAGATCAACAGGAGTTCTTTGACTCTATTGAGGCTAGTTACTTGGCTGAGATTGAGTTACGCAACTCTACAGGCACCAACGCCCTAGAGCGCCGCGTCCTCCCGCTCAATGCAGAGATGATTAAAGAGAACCTTATCGAGGAAGGTTTGGACAGCTCCAACCCATTCCTAACTGATGTGGTGATGGCTCAGTTGAACGTGGACGTTATTGGTTCGATACCTACCCAGCAAAACATTGAGGACGATATTGCCCAAGCTTTGAACGGCCGTACTGCTCAACAGGTTGTAGAAGAGATTGACACCGAGCTCAATACAATTTTTGTTGAGGTAAGAAACCAGATTATCTTGAAGCAAGGAACTTTATCCGCAGCAATTGCAGCGCCTGAAGCTACTGAAAAAGACATTGAAGTACTGACAAAGCAAAAAGAAGCCTTGGACTTGCAGTTTGCAACTCTTGGTGAGCGTAGAGAAAGAACCTTGAGCGAGTTAAGAAACCAGTATGCAATTGGTACTGGCTTTGAATCGTTCATGCTAAATAATGTTCCAGCAAGCGCGGTTGTTATTGGTATCAAGGTAGACAAAACTAGGATTGGAAAGTCCAAGACTGGTAACCCATACTCACCATCTAACTTCCAAGTCATCTTCAAGCGCAACATTCCAGAGGGAAGGGTTGCTCCTACCTTGGCTACCTTGGAAGGTCCGAGCATTGACCAAAGCTCTTCATGGCGCAATCCTCCGTTGGATCAGTGGTTTGCTCTCAAGTCAGTAACTGGTGGTCGCACTACTCGATACGTTGCTCTTGGAAACATCTTGAGAGCGGCACAGTTGTTTGACAAAGACGGCGGTGAGATTGCTAAGTTCACCCTGATGAATCAGACAGAGCCAGTCTCTGGTGTGATCATGCCTGCCAAGTACCAGCCTGTAGCTATCAGCGCACAGCCTGTACGCTTGCGTAATCCTAATGCTGCCGTGCAATACACATTGTCGGCTTGGCAAAAGATTGTGCAGAAGAAGGCTGACGATACTGGCGTACAAGAATACCAAGCTATTTCAGATCAGCTCAAACCATTATTGCTGCCAAATCTGCCTGACTTCCAGACGTTTATTGATCTTCAAAAGAGTACCTATACCAACGTCGTTATCCGTGGCACACAGAATCTATGGACTCTAAGTCTAGATAGCTACAGGCCTACTGGCTTTAGGTTGTCTGTATCTGGTGACGCGCCCAAGAAGTTTGTTACGTCCATCAAAGACATCCCCATGGCTAAAAAGGGTGGGCGCTATGAGATGTCTGGTGGATCATCTATATCAGACCCAGCCAAGATAGTTTCACTCATCAAGCAGTTGCATAAAAGTTACCCAGCCACTGTGGAAGCTGACTTTGGTCAACTTGCCCGCGAGGTGATGAAGGTTGAATTTGATGACAGCGAATCTAAGAAGGGCATGTTCTCTCGCACGGTAGCCAAGGGCGGCCAGAGCGTTGAAGATGTTCAGTCTCAAATCGTACCAATCAAAGGTATCACTGTTAACGTCGTTCAATCTTCTGATGATCTGCCAGACCAGTGCGCGCCGTCTGATGTTGAGGGCGTGTGGTACTCGGGCAATACTGTCTACCTTGTAGCTGACAACTTACCTAATGCCCAGCGTGTTCAAGAGGTGCTGGCGCATGAAGCTATCGGTCACGCCGCGTTGGAAGCAATGCTTGGCAAACAGTTAATGGGTTCCTTGGTTAAGAACGTCCTGACGCTAGAAGAAACTTCTAAGCTAGTTAAAAACATTGCAGCCCAAGTAGACCGCACACAACCCGGCCTGTCTGACGAGCGCCGTGCTAAAGAGATAGTTGCCGTCATGGCGGAGCGTGGTTTATATGGTGGTTTAGTACAGCGTGTGATCCAAGCTGTGCGTAGGTGGCTCAGAGATGCAGGCTTTACGATTAAGTTCTCCGACAGCGATATCTTGGCTTTGCTCAAGAACGCAGAGAAGTTTGCAGCTGCAGCAGACTCTGCACCTAAGTTGTTTGGAACTCCAGAGCCTTTTTACTCTAAGAACTACCAAGGTGGCGCAGCCCCCTTAGCTCAGTGGTCATCGCCAGACTCAACAACCATGACTGATATTGAGTATCAGTTGGCCGACAAGTTCGTTGACCTCAAGCACGTTATTCGTGAAATTGAGAAGGGTGCTGGAACAATTCAGGAGAACTTTGACGCCTATACAAAAGAGACGTTAATGCACGGTAGGGCGTCAGAGGCCATACAGGATTTCCTCAACAAGGAACTTTTACCCGTCCTGAAAGACATGCGTGAGAAAAAAGTTACGCTGGCCGAGCTGGAAGAGTATCTCCATAACCGTCATGCTGAAGAGTACAACATTCAGGTTGCCAAAATCAATCTAACTATGCCTGATGGTGGATCTGGAATCTTTACTGATGACGCAAACACTTATCTAAACAATCTAACCCAAGACCAGAAGGATAAGTTCGAGGCGCTGGCTAAAGAAGTTGATGCCATCGTAAAAAGAACTCAAGAAGTTGTGGTGGATGGTGGTCTAGAAACTCAAGAGACTGTTGACGTTTGGAACAAGACATATCAAAACTATGTTCCTTTAAAACGCGCAGACTTGGATTATGTCCATACTGGTAGCGGAATAGCTCGCGGGCTTCAAACTAAAGGCGCATTCAACAAGAGAGCCATGGGTTCGTTGAAAGACGTCGTTGATATTCTTTCTAACATCGCTGTCCAGCGTGAGAAAGCAATCGTCAATGCAGAAGCAGCCCGTGTTGGTCGCGCTCTGTATGGTCTGGTTATTGCCAATCCAAACCCCGGCTTCTGGATGGCCGTTAACCCTGATGCTATTAAGAACAAGAAGAAGCTTGAAGATGAGTTGATCAACCTTGGGCTAAATCCAATTGATGCACAGAACTTATTCCAAGAGCCTAAGACTCCAAGCATTGATCCTAAGACTGGTCTTGTTAAGTACCAAGTTAATCCTTTGATGCGTCAGAGTGACAACGTGTTTGCTATTCGCGTGAATGGCAAAGACCGCTACGTCTTTTTTAATGGTAATGATCCACGCGCTTTGCGTATGGCTAAGACCATTAAGAACTTAGAGTCTGAGCAACTTGGAACTATTTTAGGAATTGTTGGTAGTGCAACTCGCTGGATGGCTGCGGTTAATACCCAGTACAACCCAGTGTTCGGAGCATGGAACTTCTTACGCGACGTTGGTTCTGCCACGATTAATTTAACAGCTACACCTCTTGCTGGAAAACAAGCGCAAGTGCTTCTAAACACCATGCCTGCCATGGCCGCCATATACAGGGAGTTGCGCGCTACCCGTAAGGGCAAGGCTGTCAGCTCATACTGGGTTGATGCCTACAACAGATACAGACACGCTGGTGGTAAAACTGGCTTTAAAGATCAGTTCAGCAAAGGCCAAAACAAATTAACCATTGTTGAGAGAGAGCTTGAAAAGCTTGATCGTGGTAACGCCAGACAGATGGCGGATAGTTTATTTGGTTGGTTGTCGGACTACAACGACACCATGGAAAATGCCGTCCGTCTAGCCGCTTTTGATATTGCAACTAAGTCAGTTGCAGATGGTGGTCTAGGTTTAAGCGAGCAAGAAGGCGCGGCTATTGCTAAAGACCTGACTGTTAACTTCAACCGCAAGGGTGCAGCTAGCAAGTGGATTCAAGTTCTGTATGCGTTCTTTAACGCTTCTGTACAAGGTGGATTGAAAGTTGGCCGCACTCTCGCTGGTCCAGCTGGTCGCAAGATCATGGTCGGTGGCGTAGTAATCGGCATTATGCAGGCGCTGGCCATGGCCATGGCAGGGTTTGATGATGATGATCCTCCTGAGTTCATCAAGGCAAAGAACTTTATCTTCCCAACTGGCGACGGCACCTACAAGGTATTCCCAATGCCTTTGGGCTACAGCATATTCCCCGGAATTGGTCGTCTGATCACAGAATACATACTGGCTCAAAATGGCGCCATCAGTAGTAAAAAAGGTGCTTCTGATGTAGTGGTCGATATCATGTCAATGACTGTAGAAGCGTTTAACCCATTTGGTTCTGGAAGCTTGTGGCAGATGGCTATGCCTACTGTTGCAGATCCATTTGCTGCGATTGCTGTAAACAAGGATGCGTTTGGACGTCCGATCTACAAAGAGGATCGCGCTACCAATCCGACTCCGGGTTACATGCGTTCACGCGAAAGTGCAAGCGCTGTCGGTCAGTTCATTTCTGAGTTCTTAAACTATGTATCGTCTCCAGCTGGAACTAAATACACAAAAGGCCCTAACTTTCTAGACTATACGGCTGACGAAATTGACTACCTCATTGGGCAAGCAACGGGCGGTGTTGGTCGTGAAATCATGAAAGCAGTTCAGTATGCCGGCGCGGTTGTTGAAGGCGAGACAGCTGAAGTGCCAACGTATAAAGTTCCAATCGTTGGTAAATTCTTGGGAGAGACTGGTTCTCCTGCGGCAATCTCAGCTAACTTCTATGACAACGTAACCCGTCTAGCAAAGCATGAGAATGAAATCAAGAGCCTGATCAAAAACAAGGAACCTACTGCTGAATACAAGTCTGAGCATCCAGAATGGAGATACTACAACAGGGCTAACTACTTAGAGAACCAAATCTCTCAAATCAACAAGCAAATAAAAGTTGCTCAAGAAAGAGATCGGCCTGAAGAAACAATACAAAAAATGAAGGATCGTAAAACTGCAATGATGAAGAAATTCAACGAGCAAGTTAAAGTAGCCCAATAATCTCCTGCTCAAAAAAGAGGCCTATCGTTTTGCGATGGGCTTCTTCCCACATATCAACACGTTCTTGCTTGGACATCTTGGCTCCTTGGTCTAGATCAGCGTGGCATCTGTAGCATAAAGATGCGATTCGATAATCATGAGCTTTGAGCCCACGCCCCTTGCCGTCGCGCAGCTGGTTGGAGTGCGCCGCTACTACAGTGCCGTCACTTGTTCCGCAGTGTTGGCAAGGTAGCAAGCGGGCAGCGTCAGTCAGTTTCTTGTTCCGATACATCTTTGGGTGGTGGATTCTCTAAACATGGGAAACAAACCCATCGGTCTGTTCTGTAATCTACAACCCTACCAGTATCTAAGTTCTTAGAGTACCCGCAAGTGGCGCAGAACCTTTTTCCGTAGACTCTAAGCTTCGGCCTTTCTTCGTTTTGGGATGGCAACAATTCCCTCCTCATCTTTCTTTCGTGCGTCCATGTAATGATCGGCGTAAATAAAAGCATCTTTCGTAACCTCAAATGGATCTGAGTTCTTTTGGATAAGGCCAACCATGGCAAACATGGCAGCCAAATCCCGCAAGTTTTGGTCGTGGTCTGGCATCTATGCCCCCAATTGTTTGAGCTGAGTTGCCAACAGGTCGTTTAAGTACTTCCCGCGTATGGCAATATGCTCGATCTCCTTAATGGCGTCAATCTCTTTTATGGCGTCTTTGATGGCTTTGTTATAGCCAGCTTGGAATTTATCGTCGCCGTCCAAGATCATACAAATGGCGTCTCTAACAGTGCTAGAGGCCTTTCGTTCTTTAGCCAGCTCTTTAATTTTGTCGTAGTACTCAACTGGTAAGTACACGCTATAGGGTACTAGGTTTTTCATTGGTTTCTCCAAGCCTCAAAACTGGCTTTTAGTCTGTTAAATAACTCGCGCGCCTCTTGATTGGTCTTGAGCTCCTTGCGGGACTCGATACCAATGTAGGAGTAAATCCACTCAGAGCAAGCCTTCTCGTTCTTTTCCATAAGCCACTCTTTGGCGTGTAGCCAGTCCCAGAACTCAGGATCTCGGCAGAGGATACCAGCCATCTTCACAGCGTGATCTCCGGGGAACTCGTTCTCTCGGGTCATGGGTTGCTCATCATCACCCAGACGAACCATCACAACAACGTAACGCGAGCCAACAAAGTCTCGCATCATCGCGTCTGGTAGCTCATCGGGGTGAACAGCCAAGGTCAACACATAGCCGTCCTTGGATTGTTTCAAACCCATCTTGACACCTTCAAACTGAATGGTGTTATCAGTCATCCCATGGATCCTTTGCAGAAGATGCCTCGCCTTCCTTCTTGTAGGTGTTGATCTTCAAACCAACCTTGCGATTGCCGTCTTTGTCTTTGCTCACCCAAGCGTCAAGCTTGATGACAACGTGATCTGACTCAGCGCTCTCCATGAGTTGCTTCATGAGCTCAAGCTCAATCTTGATATCGCCCGTCATGTCAGGCTGAATATCTTTCTTCTTGTACTTGTTCATCCACAAGGTGCCGCGATTTGGATAGTCCATGGTTTACTCCTTAAAGGACAGTTTTTCTTTTTTAAACAATTCAAGCAGTTCGTCGTACTGCTCAGGGTGATCAACTTTGAGCTTGTCAAAGAGAGTTCGGTTTGTCTTGAAAATGTTCTGCACATCTTCAGCCGATTTGGTTAGCTCCAAGCAAACCTTGGCTGCATCCATAACGATGTCGCCCCAGTTGGCTTCGGTGCTTTCAGTTACTTTGATCTCCCACTGAACCATGTCGTTCTTGAATGGCGGAGGGATAGGTAAAGGCTTTTGCTTAGGCTTGGGTGGATCGATCTTGATCGTTTCCTTTTTCTCTACTTGCTTCTCAGCGTCCACTGAATCGGCTTCGACCAGCTCGAGCGCCAGCAACCAGAGGTACCTCCGAATGTAGGTATGTGTGCTACCAAGGAGCTGGATAGGCTGGCCTTTAGCTGCTTCTGCATAGACGATGGGAGTTGTGAAGACAACGGATGAGCCATCATCTGTATCGTAGATTGTCAGGGTTGCGTTATCGCCAAACCGAACAACACCGCACAGGCCTACCGCATCGAACAGCTTGTGGGCTGTAGGGATGAAGTCACCCAGCTCGTAATAGTTCCAACCGCCAAATGCGTTGTGGCCGGTCTTCTTGATTCCCGAGTTGACCAGCTCATGTCTCACGGCTTGTAGTTTTCTAAATACTGTCATGTTTTCTTTCTGTTAGACCGCGTTGATATTCCTCGTCCAGACGTTTCGAGAACATCTGCGAGACTAGGTGGAAGAAATTAATAGCGCTCTCTTCTGCAGCGCCATCAAACGTCATAACCCAGCCATTGAAGTCCAATGTTCCAATGATCTGTCCCTCTGGGTTAGTGAACTTCATGGCGTAGTCGGGTCGCATTTCTCTGACTTCCATCAGAAAGGAAGATCGTCAATGCGTGGACGACCAGCGCGCTTTTTAGGTGTGCCATCTTTTTTGTAGCCGTAGGGGGCAAGGTTTAGATTAATTTCTGGAAACTTAATCTTGTTCAACTTAGATGACAAATTCTCTGAATCTATCTTGGCGCGCAGTTGCTTAATCTCGGCCTCAAGTTTTGGCACTTTGTCGGCTTCGTTCTTCAGGTTGATTTGGTAGTTTTCTTGAGCAGTCCCCTCCATTTCTGATAGGGTAATTTCATCGTCTATCCCTCGAGAAATTTGCTCAAGCAGTTCGTCGGTGTTGTGCCTGATAAGCTCCATGCACAAGAGGGCTTCGGCTTTTGTTAACTCTATTTCAATCATGCTTTCACTCCATATTTCCATGGCCCTTTTGGGCCGGGTTTACGTTTCGGGGTGCCAGCTAATTTGGTACCCCACTTGTGTAAGAACAGATAGTCCGTTCTGTACTCTGTCGAAGGCACCCATCCTTGGAGCCTCCATATCTTTTGACAATCAGGTTTACTGTTGTTGAAGAACATATTCCTCCCACTGTGAACAAAATGGACGAACCGAGCAGAAGTTAGCGCAACGGGTTCTCTCCCCAAGGCGCACTTCTATTTCGTAATCTTTGCCGTACTCAGCCAGCTTGGCGTTGGCCTCTTCCTCTGTGGGGCATACATTCCTAGCCTTGACACCGCCCTTTTTCTTGACGGCGTAGGTGGTTTGCTTCTCCCACATCTCATCAGGTGTACAGGGTGGGAGTTCCTCGCCTGTCTCTGACTCGAATAGAGCATTGGAGTGGAGGGTGATCCTGTCTTGGATGAACTTCTCGCGTTGCTCAAACGGCCACAGATTGATCGGTATAACCTTGATCGGGGCGTCTGGGTAGTTTTGCTTGACAGCTGCATCACGGCGACTCCAATCGCGGATCACGGCTACGATCTCTAGTTTGGTCACTGGAACTTGTTTAACCTTCTCAACCAGCCATGCGTAGATGTTGAGCTGGTACTCCCAGTCAATCTTCTCATTCATGACCGACCAAGCGGCACAGGTCTTGTAGTCGTTGATAGTGATACTGCCGTCTTCGTTGACGATCTGTAGGTCGATGGCACCAGAAATGTTCCAGCCGTCTAGCGTTGTGCTGATGCGCTCTTCGACTAGGTGGTTGTCGTCCTTGCCGTGCTCGAGGACGCCGTGGATCGCAGTGCCAAAGATAGACCAAACCATCTCTGTTACGTCGCTCTCGATCTTGTCCTCATGCTTCTTACGCAAGAGCACAATACGCGGGCTGTTGATGATCTCTGTGGCTGATAGGTGTGCTCTGCCCTTAGAGTATGTGGGACGCTTCATGATGTTCACGAAGGTCTGGGGAAGGTTGAACTTGTTCGTGATAATCACGATTTGCTCCTTTAATGTAGAATGGCAACACATTGTACCCATGTTCTGTCATGTCTTGCAAGTTTTTTTTATTTACCAAGGAAAAGTATGCGAAAAATAGGTATCGACCCCGGCATTTCAGGGGCTATCGTTGTGCTCTACAACGGCCAACCATCGGACGCATTTCGTATGCCCATCATGAAGATTGGTAAGAGTTCCAGAGTAAACGCAAGCGCGTTGGCGGCTATGCTCAGGCCTTACTCAGCCAGTTATGTCCCTGTACAGGTGTATGTAGAACAAGTAGGGGCAATGCCGGGGCAAGGGGTTTCATCGATGTTTAGTTTTGGGCATTCCTGCGGAGTAATTGCCGGCATATTGGGGGCATTCAAGATGCCAGTGGAACTTGTTCCACCTCAAGCTTGGAAAAAGCGGGCTGGGTTAATCGGTACAGACAAAGATGCATCTAGATCGCGCGCTATACAGATGTGGCCAGAGTGGCGTGAGCTCGATAAAAAGGGCGCCGGCCAAGCTCTTGCTGACGCAGCTCTGATCGCTTATTACGGGATAGAATAATCTCGTACAGGTGATCGCAGTTGCCGTACTTATCCCTAGCTTGTGCTGGGGATTTTTTTGTGTATAATCCGAACTGTTGCCGTAGGAAGCGACAGAGTAGTTAAAGCCGTTTACACATGCGTTCCGCTTTACCTAAGTACCGAGTGGTGTATTTAGGTAAGGTTCCTACCGGACGCAGTTGTAAGCGGCTTTTTTTCGTCTGTATTTTCTACGCCAACCGTACTCCGCACGTTAGTAAGAGCCTGTATGGGCTGCGCGGAAGAAAACACGGAACCTCGGCGTGACCCGCGCCTCTGAGTAGAGAAATCGAAAAGAATAAACAGCGATGTAACTTGTTACACATACCCCATGGATGCATCCAAAAATGCAAGGGAGGCGGATTGGCAGTCCGATAGTTGACTTAAAAACTCAACAATGCTCGCTGATAAAGAGCCTTGGCCCGCCTCCTATGGGAGGGAGGGTCAACGGGTAAGGAGTTTCAGACTTGGTGATATCACAGATGACTTACAACATTTACATGAGGTGCATATGGTATATTCTGATAACGAGCTGGACGACGATGAGTATCCTACTTGTCCCGTCTGTAACGGAGAGCTAGCAACACAACCGCATTGGAGCTACTGGTTCTGCGACACATGCGGCCATAAACAAATACTTGAAAGGGACGAACCATGAATGAATCAGCATTCCCGTGGCAAATAGACAATGGTGAAACTATGCGTGGTCACAAAGGCATGACCATGCGTGATTACTTTGCGGCTAAGGCTATGCAAGGTATGTTGTCTGAAAACTCAGGCATTAGGTATCTCAATGAAGAACTTGCACAGTTTGCTTACGCAGTTGCAGACGCAATGATGAAAGCGAGGGAAGCATGACACCAGAAGACGAAGAGTTCAACCGCATAGAGATGGAGTCTCGCGTTAAGCAAGAGTACATCAGGGCTATGCGTAAGACAACACGGGAGGAAAAGATAAGCCGTCCTGCCGTGTATGAAGTGCCAGCAAACAACCGCATGATTGCATCGCATCAAGACCATGTGCGTAGGCTGATGGACGAACTAGCAATCGCTAGGGTATGTATACGCGAGTTGGGTGACCGACTATCTAGGTTGGAGAAGCCTTGGGTTGATTTGACAAAGGAAGAATGTTTTGAGTTGTGTGTAAAACATAAAGACAATTCATTTAGTTTGCTGGTCGCAGTACAAGAAAAACTCATGAATAAAAACACATGACTAGAGAGCAATACATAGAAGGCGCAAAGAACAACAGCCTGTACTGGGCAGAGCGGGCTTGCAACGCTGGCTCTGAACACCTTATGTACACCATGCTCTTGCAGTGGGCTATGGGTGACGAACTGTTTGGAGAACAGTGGGACAGAAACAAGGAGAAGAACGCATGATTCTTAACCAAGGCAAAGTCGCTGGCGGTTTGGCAGAAGAACTGCTTGAAGTGATACACAAGTATGACGAGACGCTGTACACATCCACTGTGATTGGCGTATTAGAGTTAGTAAAGCGTCAGTTAGTTGACGAAGCAATGTGGGGAGAAACAGAAGATGACTAAACGCATAGAAATAGAGTACGAATTAAAAGCAGAAGAAGATGATGACATCCAAGACTATGTGAAACCTTGGCGTGGCTTGGACTGGGGCGAAGTACCCGAAGACAAAACTAAATCAGAAGACTTCTTGCATGGTGCAAGGTGGGCGGAGAAACAGTTAAAGGAGAAGAACAATGCTTGAAACAATTGCATGGGCAGTAATGCTACTTGTCATGGGTGGGGCAGTCGTTGTGATTATTGGTGTAGCAATATTTATGATGAGTAGCGAAGAATGAAGAAAGAAGACCTAGCAAGCCTGTTAAGACTAACTGGCGTAGACGATAACGCTGTTACTTTGGCCATGAATGCCTTTGACATTGGGTACGAAGAGGCTAAGTACGAAGCAATAAAACAATCACCAATTATTAAAGTGGAGGAGAAGATTGAGAACAAAGAAACAGGCAATCGATGAAGCCTACAACGCCTACATGGCCTCAGTAGCAAATCTGCGAATTCATGAGGCTAAGTGGCAAGCAGCTTGGGATGCAGCTCCTAACGCATTCCTATCATGGGAACAGCACAAAAAGAGCCGACCACAGCGCGCAGAGGTGATTCAGAAATGGATCAAGGCAAGAGACTTTTATAACAAATTAAAGGAAAGAAAATGATCAAACTGGAACTGAGCAAGATCAGGTTGGATGGCGGTACTCAGCCCCGCAAGAGCATTAGTGAAGAGGCGGTAAGGAACTACACGGAAGTTCTGTTAGACGGCGTAAAAATGCCTCCTGTTACTGTTTTCTTTGACGGCAAGCACTACTGGCTAGCCGACGGATTCCACCGCTATCACGCACACAAGGCGGCTGGCTTCAAAGAGATCGAGTGCGAACAAATAAATGGCACAAAACGCGCCGCTTTCATTTTCTCTCTTGGCGCAAATGCCACCCATGGTATGCCTCGTACTAATGAAGAGAAGCGCGATACAGTCATCACGGCTTTGACTGATCCTGAGATATGCGAGATGGACGACAGGAAGATAGCCAAGATTTGTAATGTGAGTCACATGACTGTCGGTCGCCTTCGCAAGGAGTTTGATTTACAGAAAGCCCCCAAGCCACCCAAGCCTCCTAAAGGCGGTAAGCCAGCAACCCCCAAGCCACCACCAGCTCCGCCAGCAAAGCCAGCAAAGCCTCAAGCATACGACCACAACGAAGATATGCTGAAAGAAATGGCTGCAGAGCATCAAGAGCTGGCGCAAGAGAACACCAAGCTCAAAGACCAGCTGGCCATCAAACAGCTTCCAGCTACTCAAGAAGCCAAGGCAGAGATTGAGTCCACGCTTGGCTCTTTGCGTAAAGAAGTCTCAAACCTCGAGGCACAGTTGCGTTCCGTTACCTCATCGAGGAATGACTACCAGCAAAAGAATGCTGACCTATTGAAACAAGTTACATATTGGAAACGCCGTGCAGAGAAGGCAGAAAAGGCTTAATCGATGCTAGAACTCAGACCTCACCAATTAGATGTGGTGCAGAAAATAGACGAGGGGTTTGCAGATGGACACAGGTGCCAGCTGCTTTATGCTCCCACTGGATTTGGCAAGACAGAGGTAGCCATGGCTATCATGAAAGAGCTGTCTACCAAGTATAAAAAGACGGCCATGGTGCTTGATCGCATCGTGCTGGTGAACCAAACCAGTACGCGATTGGCGCGCTACGGCATAAATCACGGCGTTATGCAGTCAGACCATTGGCGGTATCGACCCATGGAGCGCATTCAGATTTGCTCTGCACAGACCCTTGAGAAGCGCGATACCTTTCCTGACATCGACCTCATGATCATCGATGAGTGCCATGTCCAGCGCAAAAGCGTGATTGACTATGTCAAGAAGAATCCTAGCCTCAAGGTAATCGGATTGACTGCCACCCCGTTCACCAAGGGGCTTGGAACAACTTACTCGAATGTAGTGGGAGCAAAGTCCACGGGTGACCTGATTGAGAGTGGCTGGCTCACACCGCTCAAGATCTTTATTGCCAAAGAGATCGACATGACAGGCGCCGACAAAAACGCATTCGGCGAGTGGAAGGAAGAAGAGGTAACCAAGCGTGGTATGCAGATCACGGGGGATATCGTCAGCGAGTGGATTAAAAATACCAACCAGCTTTTTGGTGGTCCGAAAAAGACTGTGGTGTTTTGTGCTGGTGTGGATCATGGTCGTGACCTCGAGCGTCAATTCAAAGAACAGGGTTTTAACTTCGTAGCCATCTCGTATAAAGAGGATGACCAGTTCAAAGCCGACGCTATCGAGGAATTCAGCAAGCCTGATTCCGATATTCATGGTCTGATAGCCACGGACATACTAACTAGAGGTTTTGACGTCCCTGATGTGATGATTGGAGTGTCTGCCAGACCCTTTTCTAAGTCCTTTAGTTCTCATGTCCAACAGATGGGACGCATCATGCGCCCGTTTGAAGGCAAGAAGTTTGGCGTCTGGCTAGACCATTCAGGCAACTATCTGAGGTTTCGTAACGATTGGGACAAGCTATTCAGCGAGGGCGTGACTGATCTGGATGACAGTGAAGAAAAGACCAAGAAGGAGCTGACAGAGAAAGAGAAGGCATCAGCCAAGTGTCCAGCTTGTAGCTCCCTGTGGATTTGGCCTAGTAATGTCTGCGGTTTCTGTGGGCATGAAAAACGCCTCAAGCAAGTAGTTACTGTGGCTGGCGAGCTCCATGAGCTGGGCATGACAAGTAGACAGGCTCTTGCTGAGAATCAGAACTTCTACTCAGAGCTCCTGCACTACGCAAAGTCTCGAGACTACAAAGATGGATGGGCTGCTCATAAGTACAAAGAGAAGTACGGATACTTTCCTAATGGCTTACAAAAGACCACCCGCCCCACCTCAGTTACCACCGCGAACTTTATTAAGTCAAGGAATATAGCGTGGTCAAAAGCAAAGGCGCGTGTATGAGAGCCACCGAGATGAGTAACAGAGAGCTGGCAGATTTAGCCTACGACTGTGGCATCTTGGTGCTCACAAAGATGGTCTTCGATGTAAGGTCTAAGAAGTTTGTCTTCGATTGTCATGTGCTGGAGGGCGATTTGATAGCCTTGAAACAGTTTGCACAGGAAGTAGCGAGATTGGAGCATGAAGATGAGTTTTGAGAGCTTTGCAATTGAGCATGGCCTACTGATAAATGGCCTCGAGCTAAACAGATGGATCAGAGTTGGCACAGTAGACCACCCACAAAAGAAGAATGGCGCGTACATCTTCGATGGTCAAGCTGGCGCGGTGATTAACTTCGCAGTACACGACAAGCACCAAATCTACAAGTCAACATCAAACTATGTTTACGACCCTCATGCTGTAGCAATCCGCCAGCAGCTGCAGAAGGAACGCCTCGAGCGACAGGAGAAAGCCCAGCGAAAAGCGTCCTACATCATCAGCCAAACCACCCAGTCCCGCCACCCCTACATGGTTAGGAAGGGCTTCGATATGAACTTATCGGTGTGGAAAGAGTTACTTGTGGTGCCAATGCGCGTTGGCTCTTTGCTAGTAGGTTGCCAATTAATCGCGCCAGATGGTGTTAAGAGATTCCTGACAGGACAGATAACCAAGGGAGCTAGCCTAGTGATCGGGAAAGAAGGGCGCGATATCGTGTGCGAGGGGCTGGCGACAGGGATGTCAGTGCGTCGTGCGATGAAACATTTGCGCGCTCCAGCTCGAATCCATGTGTGTTTCTCGGCAAACAACATGGTAGATATAGCCTCGAGCTTGGTAAATCCGCTGGTTATCGCGGATAACGATGAGACGGGCGTAAGAAGTGCCAAAAAAATAGCCTCGACCTATTGGTTAGGCGAGGCTGGGGAAGACTTCAACGATACAGAACAGAGACTCGGAACTGTGGAGGTTGCCGAATCTCTGCGTGGGTTTCTCTAGATTGCTTTGATTGCGTACTTCTTGATAGCGTACTTGACGCCTTCGTGCCACACACCCAGCGCGTCCATGGTGGCCGTGTGTTCGCTACTGTAGTCTATGTCTTCGCCCGCCTCGTAGCGCGTAACAAAGTCTTCGACAAGGTTTCTTGGCAAATGCCCTACATTGTTTTCGTAAGCATCCAAAAATGCTTCGCGTTCTTCTTGATTCATATTTATTCCTTCGTTTCAAATTTTGGTGCCGTCCAACCGCTACCATTCTTGGCTTTCAGGGATGCTATGGGAATGAATCGCTCGAGCAGAACTTCCCCATTCTTGTCAAATACATACAAGGCTAAGTCTTCTCTGCCTAAATATGCCTCGACATATCCGCTGGCTTCGCCAACATTGATAACTGCGCTCTTGACCTTGTTGTCAAGCATCTCTACTGATAGTTTCATAATTGCTCCTTTTCGTATTCAAAATCCAAATCAACACTCATAAAGTACAGGGATCTCCCGTCTTTTAGCTCGACATAACAAAATGGATGATCGTCAGGGTGAGCGGGATCGTCGCCATAGGTTGCGCCTTCCAGCTCTTCTGCGGTGATAAAAATATCATCATCTAGGGTGTCGTAATTGCTGAAAGTAGTGGATGCTGGCACAGCTAGCCCCTCTTCGGCTAGGTCGGCTCTCATGGTAATAATGGTTTTCATGTTGCCTCAATCGTTTGCGTGTTGTAAGCCAGTCAAGGCTTTGAATTCAGACTCTACGCGCGCAAGCTTTTCCTGAAATTCCTCAAGCATTTCTTTGCGGTTTGTGTAGCCCATGGATTGGTAGGATTCGCCCCTGAGCAAATCGCATACATCGAAATACATCTCTTGGATGTTGGTGATTGTGTTTAGGTGAACGCTCATGGTGCCTCCTTAAAGAACTGATAAATACTTGCTTAACACATCAAAGTCTTCTTTGGGTATCTCTGTTTTACCCGAATTAAATATCAATGAGCAGTCAGACCAATACCCCTCTTGGTCTTCATCCCAATCACTCTCATCACCACCCCGCCACGTCATAGCCACCCTCTCTGCGTACTCACTAGGGTTACCCGCAGTGGCAAATAAATACTTTGTGTCGTATTCCAAATCACCATTGCGCTCATGTATTTCGCCTATGTAATATTTCATGCTGTTTCCTTTAAAGTTGTAACAAGTTCCACATTAGTGATCACCCAGTCAGCTTGCCCGTCGGGCTTAAAGCTACCGCCATCAGCTTCTTTGCCTAGCGCAAATGCCTCGTCTTCAGACTCAGCCTCGATCTCGAGCGTGTAATAGCTCAAGCTAGAGGCCGTGATTTTGTATTTATTCATTGGTACCTTTCGACATTTTGGATAGCACTGAAAGCTGTTGGCCTATGCCCAAGCCAGCTAGCGGTGTGCTCTTGTTTGTAAAACCAGTCGCAGCCGATGCATAAAATTTGCCCGCGAGAATCGTGGTCGGGCGGTCTTTGTACTTCGACAGCTGTTTGGCTGTAGTCTTTGCCCACTCTGCGCGCCAGCTGGTCGAGCGACGCAAAAGTGAGCAATCGTAAGGTTCAAGCATTTGGTCGGGTTGAACTACCCCATGCTGGGCAGAGAGAATCAGTATGTCGGCATCAGCTCGGAACGCGGATTTAACCGCGAGCTTAAAAGCTTGGCCTTGATACAAATCCACAGCTTTCGCGGGATAGCTCAATTTAGACTCGGAACAGGCAATCAGAAATAGCTTTCTCACTTAACGCCCCCATCTTCTTGCAAAGAATAAGTTTCGTACAAGTGGCTGGCAATCTCTGTCCAGTTGACATCCAAAAGAAACAGCAACGCTAGGTCATTGGCTAAATTCTTCGTAAATTTGGTAGATTCACGCACTTGAATTTCAGCGTACATTCTTAGCTCTTCCCATAGCCAATCACGCATATTGGCTTGATCGTCGGAGAAATGGTCGTAGGGATCAAATCCATCAAAAAGCTTAAAGAAGATAAATTGCGTGGCGTGGTTTGACCAGCCTCCATATAGTTGTGTCATGCTATTCATTCCTTTCCATTTCCCAAGAAGCAATTGTTCCCTTGGGCAAATCAACATCGGTCTTGGACTCCCTTGTGCCGTCTGACCATGTCACAACAACGCACCAATCCTCTATTTCTAGTGGCTTTGTGTTGCGCGCCCAGTCCAATAGCGCGGGATTGTTTTTAATCTTATTGAGTGCGCTACGCTCCTCATTGTCCAAGTCGTCATAACACTCCTCCATGCTGTCGAGTGCATCGGATAGCGTGTCATGCATGTTGTGGTCGCGGTATTCTTTTAGAACTTGTTTCGCGCTCTCTGCGGTGTGTATAAAAAGTGTTCCCATGGTTATTCCTCCTCCTCAATTCGCTCGTCTGTATCTGCTTGGGTGTAATAGCTTAAAAATCTCTTGTCGTATGTGGAAAGCACTTCGTCTTTGCACTTAAAGCAAACGCGCGCTAGCGGTATGCCTCGTCCGTCGTTTTCCCACCAGCTCTCTTCTTTTGTGTGATCGCATCTCATGCTGTCTCCTTAATGTTTAGTTCGGGCAACCATGCAAATACTTGGTCGGGGTGTTCTTTTAAATCTTGCAAGTCATAGTCAATCCAATTGTGTGATCTATCGGCATTAACTACATCTAGCAATTTTGTTGCAGTCCACAACCATATTTGGTTGTTTTCCTTGTGCGTCACTTTGTATTTCGTCATAAAAAATCCTAGTGAAGTTTGTAAGAAATAACTGCAGAGCTCCAGCAAGCGCGACAGTCTCGGCATTCGCCACCTTGTGCTGGTGCCATGCATTCTTTGCCCAAGGGTTTATCAGTATGGACATTCGAGACAGTCACATTCCTGATGCCCTTGAGCGATGCTGGAACAAGTGCCAACTTGTCGGGAAACATAGCCGAAAGCCGAACGATTAGATTCTTCGGCAACGAGCCATGCTTTGCGATGTAGCTTTTAACTACAGCGTATTCCCGAGTCGGTAGCCAATGCTTGGTCTTCGGTGTCAGCTCGGCAACGCAAGCGATTTTCTCCAAGTGCCAAAGCCCCTGTAGATCACCAGCGTCATGCCACCGAAAGTAGCTGTCAGCACCAATCAAGCTAACGATTGCGTCAACCCAGCTGGGATCGCTGAGTGAGTCGAGCCGAGCGAACTGAGCGGGTTTTACGCGGTTAGCGTAAAGCGCATACAGGCCTTTGTCAGCGTAACAGCTGGCGCACACGGAGCCAGCTTGTTGAGCCATTTTGTAGCCAGTCTTACAGGCCTCAGTTGGGAGACTGTAAGACTTGCATGGCATCTTGCTCGTTTGTGTGAGCGAACCACAGACCGCCTGAGCGGTCTTGATCGAGATCACTCGCATCAGGCTGGCGTCCTGAATGATTGCATCCATTCGAGTAGCGCGTCTTTTGCTTCGTAGCGAGTCATACCAAATTCCTCTTGGAGGTATGAGCCAGCTCCGAACATATTGGTTTCGCCTGAGTCGCGGAGCTCGAGTAAAAACTCGTGGATTTCTTGTTTGGTTGGCATTAGGCTGCTTTCTTAAATTTGGGTGTGAGGAGGGCTTCAGCGCGTCCAGCTGAGATCAAGTGACGCGCCTCTGTGCGGTCGTGCGGTTTTTCTTTTTCCAGCATGGATCGAATAATGAACGCGATAGTCGGGTGACCGCGCTCGTATTTGTAGCCAGCTTGGAAGTAATCGTGCTCTGTGTAAATCATGATTACTCCTTGAATGAAGGATCAAGCCATAACAACAATTGAAACATCACCAGCGCGCCAGCTGTGATTGCGACAGTATCCCAGCCGATGTAGAGGGGACTGGTTTCGGGTATTGCAAGGTCGTGGCAATATGTGCGCGCCATCACGATCATGCCCACCAGCATCCATGTCATTGCCTGTATCAGGCCTCTGATTAACTTTAATTCCATTTAAAACTCCTTTGTGTTGAACAAGACCGCATCTCTGCGGTTTCGGCTAATTAAGCCTCGTCAGTTGTCCTGTGGATTTGCGCGTGGATCTCGTCCAGCTGGGCAAGGATTTGTTGGCGTGTGCCTGTGTATCCCATCTTTTTCAGTATCTTGAGTATTGATACACCTCGAGAAACTTTGATGCCATGGAGCTCGAGCTTTAGGCCTTGGCGCAATGTCATGAGTCGGAACAGCTCGATGTTGTCTTTGCCTGTGATGATCATGATTTTTCTCCGTAGAATTTATCGGCCAACCAATAAAGAACTTCGCGCGGTTCCGTGTCGCTGGCACCAAAGTCGCTGACATTTTCGAGCGCGATCTCAGCTTGCGTTATCGCTTCGCTCCGTGTCTCGCACTGGTTGAATGCGTCGGCAACATGTTTGTTTAGGTAGTCAGCTACCAGCTCGACGAACTTCATAGTCGTGTACAAGTGCCATTGGCGCGGGGTTAGGTGAAGGGTTATCGTCGTGGTGATAACGATATTGTTTCTATCAATTTTCATTGGATGCCTCCAGTTGGTGTGTATTCCAATTCAAAACCCAAAACATTTCAGTAGTGATGCGGTCATAAGTGCGGATCACTGAATCGCGGTCGGTGTATTTCTCAGTGATGTTGATCACCCAGCCCGCGGACTTGGCGCGCTCGAGGTATGTATTGGCGTCGCAATCTTCTTCGAGAAAGACTTTGTCGCCATGGATGTAGGAATAGTGCGTGGGGATGATGTGCAAGGCGTGTATATCAGTCGCGGGGACTTCTAACCAGCCATGTGCAGGATCAGCGTGGAATGTGAGCTTGCGTGTGATCATGTTATTCGTCTCCCATAGTGATCGCGCCTACTTTGTTGCCGTTGCTGTCATAGACAGAGCGATTGAGTGCCATGTCACCTTCTTCCAATAGGTTAGTAGCCATGGACTCAAGAATGTATGCCACCTCAGCGCATAGGTTGTCTTGGAATGCGTCGTTGTCGGTTTTGATAGTGATCGTGATCATGCGTTGTAGCTCCCAAAGTGCATTGCAATGAGGGCTTTAGCAGACTCAATGTGTGCCATGTAGCGGACTTTGATCTCTAGGCATTCCTGATAGGTGCCTGTGTGAATGATCTCGTAAGACTGGCGTGGCGTCTCGTCTTTGCAGACAATGACATTGCCATTTCTATTGGACTGGGCGGTATACATCTAAACTCCTTTAAGGTAGGTTTGTTAGGCACAACACATGACTAACGCCTCTATCATGTATGGCGTTGACATGGTTTGTCAAGCATTATTTTTATAGGGACTTACCCTGTAATACTTTTGGGGTGGAACAAGTGCCAGTTTGCAGCGCTTTTTGTAATGCTCGGGTTTGCAGTTATAGGGTGCGAGCGAACTCATCTCTATCGCGTGTGAGTGCATCCAACTCAGCCTGAGCGCGCGCGCGGATCTCAGTTTGGCGTCGGTCGTGGTCATTAGACAGTACAGCTCCAAGAGCACAGAGCGCGAAGGATAGATAGGCAATGAGAAAGATTAGATAGATCATGGTTACTCCAGTTACATAGATATAGACTGATCAGCCAAGCAAATGTAAGGGTGCATTGCATTCGAGCCCGCGTTTGGTTATGCTTGTGGTTATTCCTCAGATATACCTATGGAAACACGATGCCACAGAAACTAACGCGCGCGCAAATCAAAGAAGGGTTGGAACAGATCCCAATAGAGAGCTTGCTAAGTAGCGGAGCTAACAAAAAAGCCAATCTCACCAGTAAGCAAAGAGAATTCGCCCGCAATCTGGCACTAGGTAAGACTAAGGCACAAAGCTACAGAGAGAGCTATAACACTAAGGCAAGTGTCAAGACCCAAGGGGATAATGCTTGTCGCCTGAGCCGTGATACCCGAATACAAACGGAAGTAGAGGCGTATAAGCTGGCAATAGAAGCAGAGAAACATAGAACTCCTACTCAATTGAAGGCATTGCT